GGCCATCCCTCACGTGACCGACATCGCCCTGGATGAGACCGGTACGGACCCGGAGTATAGTTCCAGTGATACTGACGGTGAGGTCTACACCCTGGCAGGCTGTGACAAGACCGTGCTGACTGTCACCGCCCTGATCAACAACGATGCTACGTCTTTGGCGGGTGATCGCGGTACCATCTATACCGTGGTCGCCAAGGTCAGCTCAGGCTTCACCGTCCTATCCGACGACATGCTCTTGAGCGAGATCCGAGTCGGTAGTCCTATCCGTGAGTGTACTTTCACGACCGTCACCTATGTGTTCAAGACGGCCAAGAAAGACGTAGCCTAAGGGTTAGATCATGGGCTTTAACCTAGTATCAGGGTCCCCAATAGTATATCCTCTTAGAAGTAGGTGGTCTACCAGGTATCTGACCATACACCCACTTACCGTACAGGATGTGGGGACCCTATCGGCTAACATGACCCCATATAAAGGTATTGTCCTAGCCCTATATCTATCTACTGGGCGTAAATATGGTCTCAGAAAGTGCTCATCTTGGATTAATCAGCACCGGGATCTGGCTATCATACTCAGCGAGCTAAATCCCTCTCTGTTTAAGAGTCCTGACGAGGATCTGTGTCTAAATATACCTGAACAGCGTATTAGGGCTGAAAAGCACTATCTGTCACAACTAATGGACTTCTATCGATCAGTGTGGGCTGAGTACCACATTACTCCGCGTGAGATATCTAGTATGAGCTACGAGCAATTCAAGGTAGTGACCACCACGTGGCAGGATGACCTGAAGGACCTGGGTATACGAACAATAGATGACTTTGAAAAACTCAAAGGTGAGGTGGAGTAATATGGCTGAAGATCCGGTACCAGCAGGGTTTGCAGATTCTATAAAGAGCGCCTCTGATGCTTTTGAAAGATTAAAAATGGAAATGGCATTGAAAATGATTCGAGATCTGCCAACTCATTTATTTAATAAACTTTTTGAAGTTAGAATCATTGACCCAAGGAAAGAAGAAACATTCAATAAATTATTTTCAACTTATAATAAAGCTCTTTTGGAAATGTTTTATGAATTGAAAGTACAAGAACTTGCTGAAATCGAAATGAATTTAATAATTGAAGACAATGACTAAAGAAGAATTGTTGGGAGTAGAACTCCCAGAAAGAACTAAATCTTACTCTCCAGTTTCTCACAAAGTTATTTTGAAAAAGATTTACAAAGAATTGGAAAAAAGAAACATGGAAGTTGTGTCTGAGACATTTAAAATTGCAAGGCAAGGAAACCAAGTTATTGGACACCTAAACATCAAAAGTGAAAATTCAGATGAAATGGGAATGAGCCTGGCTTTCAGGAACAGTTATGACAAAAGTATGTCTATTGCCTTTGTTGCTGGTTCTAATGTTTGGATTTGTGGCAATGGAATGGTGTCCGGAGATATAAAGTTTGTGAGAAAACATACCGGAGAAGTTTTAAAAGAGTTGAAAGATAAAGTCCGTTCTGCAATAGATGAGTTGAAAGAAGTTTATAAAAACACTTTGATTTTTGCGTCAAGGACGAAAGACATTCTTTTAACTCAAAAGGACATGGCAGGGTTGATGGGTGTTTTGTATTTAGAAGGAATTATAACATCTACTCAAGTAAGCATTGTAAAAAAGGAAATAATTGAACCTACACACGAAGCGTTCAAAGAACTCACTTTGTGGAGTTTTTACAATCATGTTACATTTGCTTTAAAAGAAAGTCACCCAACAAATTATTTCAAACAGCACAAACAATTCAACGATTTCGTTATCAATGAATTTAACTTAAATACCAATTATTATGGGTAAAAGTAAAAGAAAGAGATTAAAAGTAGTTCTAAACATTCCAAATGATATTAAAGTTCTTGCAATAGATCCTGCATCAAAATTAGGCTGGGCAATTGACAGAATGAAATATGGTGTGTGGGACTTGAGAACAAGAAAAGATGAAAGCATGGGAATGAAGTTGATTAGAATGGAAGCAAAGTTGCAGGAACTTTTTGAAATGGAACATTTTAATCTTCTTATTTATGAACGTCCAGGGGGAAGAAACAAATTGCCAATTATTCACCAAAGCAAAATGATTGGTGTTATGGAACAGTGGTGTGAAAAAAATGGTGTTCAGTACCGTAGTTATTCAGCAACTGAAATCAAAAAGTTTGCAACAGGGAAAGGCAATGCTGGAAAACCTGCAATGATTCTTGCGGCACAGAAAAAACTTGGTTACACAGGAGAAGACGACAATGAAGCAGATGCGATGTGGTTGTTGGAATTGTGCAAATTTGAATTAAACATTGAGTAATGGATGATTTGTTTTTGTGTAACCATTTAAAAAAACTTTCAGAACTTATGTATGGAAAAGAAACATTTGCATTCGTTAATGAAAGAGGAAAATATGTATTTGGAGATGAAAACAATCGTAACATTGTGACCAAACCTGTTGCAATTTATTTGAGCATTGAAAAAATTGTAAAAAATGAAGAGACGACGCAGAAAAGAAAGAGGACGAAAAAAGTTCGTTAATAGAAAACCTGGCTATTATTGGATCCGTGTCGGTAGAGAACGAAATGACAGATGGATTATAGGTAGGTGGTGGCAAAGTTTACAATTTTTTGATACGATGGGCACGATTGCAGATAAAGGTTGGAGGGACAAAATTTTAGAAGTTGATGAAAACATAATTGAAAGATTAGATAAAATAAAAAGGAGGAGAACGAAATGAAAATACAGGTGGATGATATAATAGGGGAAAGTGATCGTATAGTACTTGGAGTTAATAAATCAAGATTTACAATCACTGAAGATAATGAAGGCTTCATTGTTATAAATAAAACAGGAGAGAGCCTAAGTGATCCTTTAATTATTCAACCTAAAACAGGAAATGTAATAAGAATTAAATAAATAATATTATGACAGCAGGACAACTGATAACAGAAATGAGAAAATTGTTAAACACGTTCAATGAAGAGAATGATGTTTATGTTGAAAGAATTGATGTGGAATGTGCAGAAAATGCGAGAAAAAATCTTCAAGGTATAATAAGGGATCCTATTTACGATTTCCACTTTACATTCAAAAAGTAAAACCGATCGGAGGAGCGGTCTATCTCCTCTGCGTTCTTTTTTAATATAAGTCTTCTACTACGTAGTTGTGAAGAAGACCAATTCATTAATTTTGTAAGGGCAGAAAGGATTATTTATTTGACTTTTTCATTATAGATTTTCACGTTCTACTTTCTGCCCTTTTTAGAAACAAATTTAAAATTATGATTCAAGAAATTCATATTGAAAATTTTCAAAGTCACAAAGACACCACATTAAAACTCCATCCAGGTGTGAATGTAATTACAGGAACAAGTGACAGTGGTAAATCTGCTATTATACGAGCCTTGCGTTGGGTTGTGTGGAATAAACCAAGTGGAGATAGTTTTCGCAGTAATTGGGGTGGTGATACAGAAGTCAGTGTGAAATTAAAAGATTATCACCCAAAATTAGATAAGTGGTATCCACTCAGTGTAAAAAGAATTAAAAGTAATAATAACGAATACTGGTTAAATAAAGATGGTGTAAAGTCTTTATTTGAAGCATTTAAAACAGACATTCCAGAAGAGGTAAAACAAGTATTAAACCTAAATGAAGTTAATATTCAACAACAACTTGACAGTCCTTTTCTCTTAACTGACTCTTCTGGCGCCGTTGCCTCTCATTTCAACAAAATTGCGAAACTTGATAAAATTGATAAAACAAGGGAGGGAATTGAAAGTGAACTAAGAAGATTGAAAGGAAAGAAAAAAAGCAAGGAAGAAGATTTAATTAAGTTTGAAAAGAAACTGAACAGCTATCCTAATCTCGATTTAATTGAAATTGAATTAGAAGAATTAGAAGAACTGGAAAACAAAAGGAATTTAGTTTCAAATGCCAAAAAGAGATTAGCTTCTGTTGTCGTTAAAATTGATGCGGTTGAGGATGAAATTAGTGAAGAAAGCAAGTTGTTAAAGTTTGAAAAAGATGTTGACAGAATTTTAGGAAGAGTTGAAAAGAAAAGAAATTTGAAAGACAAAATTTTGATGCTTAACAAGTTGATAACAGACATTGAAAACATTAATTTCAAACTGGGAAAATTTAGCAAAATTGTTAATTTACAAAATAGTGTTACTAATTTATTACAAATTATTGCTGACAAGCATATTTTCCTGCAACGTCAGGCACTTTTAAGTACACAGTTAAATAAACTATTAACTGTTAATAAAAAGTTGCTTAAAACGCAGGAAAATGCGTTGCAATTAGAACAACAATTTGCAAAAGAATTTCCAGCCGTTTGCCCGCTTTGTGGAACACCTAAAAAAGATATTAAGTTATGAAAAAACCGTCAGCAATTTTAACTTCAGATTGGCACCTAAGAGAAACAACTCCAACGTGCCGAACAGATGATTTTTGGAAAGCACAATGGGACAAAGTGGATTGGGTAGCTGAATTGCAAACGCGATATGATTGTCCTGTTCTTCATGCAGGTGATTTGTTTGATCACTGGAAACCAAGTCCATATTTGTTAAGTATGGCAATAGAGCATTTACCTGATATGTTTTGTACTGTTTATGGGCAGCATGATTTACCACAACACTCTTTAGAGTTAAAAAATAAAAGTGGAATTTATACATTAGAAAAGGCAGGGAAATTAAGAGTGTCAGATGAAGCCAGTTGGGGGCAAAAACCAGATAAAGGAAGTTATTTTTTACCTATCACAAAAACACATATATTAGTTTGGCACAACTTCACCTACATTGGAAAAGAACCGTGGCCTGGATGCACGGCAACTCAATCTCATGTTTTGTTAGAAAAGTACAAACAGTTTGATTTGATTGCCACAGGAGACAATCACCAATCTTTTCATGTTCGTGGAACAAGTGGAAATTTATTAGTTAATCCAGGCAATTTAACACGTCAAAAAGCTGATCAGAAAGACTTTCGTCCGAGAGTGTTTCTTTGGTACGCTGAAGACAATTCTGTTGAAGCAATTGAAATTCCTGCTGCCTATGATGTTGTTACACGTGAACACATTGATAAGGTGCAGGAAAGGGATGAACGAATTGATGCTTTCATTAGCAGGTTAGACACAGAATGGGAAATGGAATTGAATTTTGAAGAGAACATGAAACGATTTTTTAGCACAAATAGAATGAGAAGAGAAATTAAAGAAATAATTTTAAAATCAATGGAAAAATGAATGATAAAAAATTTGTGGAATTTTATAAGAGAGTTATGAGTGGACAAACACCTTCTTTGGTAGGGACGTCTTTTAATGCAGAACAATATGCTGATTTAATGGATCTTATCATAAGTCAAATGCATAATTGTTATTTCAAGGAAAATGGAATAAATTTTTCCAATTATCTTAATTGGGTGAATAATGAGATTCGGACAAGGAAAAGTTGTCGTCGTTTTTATCAACATATTTTATATGAAGAATCAAACGAAAAAACAAAAATCATGGAAAATGTAAATGAACAAGAAAAAATTGATCTTATTAGTTTAATGCTTAAAATGTTTGATCGTAAAGTGGAAGACTATGATATCAAATTAATTCTAAGAATTAATGATTTATTAAATAAATCTGATAATCCTAAAATCAAAGATATTTTTCAAATAACTAAAAACAAATAATTATGATTAAAGTACCTGAAGAGTTTAGATTTTTTAGACCCAAACATCCATTATCAACAACAAAAGAAGCTGGAAATAATGGAACATTTGTGATTCCTCATTACAAAATCGCGGGTTACGTTTTTGTTGTTCAAGCAACAGAAGCAGTTGGTTGGGAACACGTCGTGGTTCAAGTAATTCCAAAACAAAAGAAAATGAGACCAACTCGTTATCCTACATGGCAAGAAGTAAGTTGGATTAAATCTTTGTTTTGGCCTGACACAGATACAGTTTTGCAGTATCACCCAAATGTAGGAGGAATGATGAATTACTCCTCCCAAGAGTTTGCATTGCATTTGTGGAGACCTGCTGAGGAAGAATTGATTCCTATTCCTGAAAAAATTAAAATTGAAAAAAAGGAGGAAAAGAAAAATGATGAATGAAGTAGATTTAATGGAATTGAAACAAGACATTGAAGATGCAAAGCAAAAGGTGTCTGAATTGAAAGGAGAACGTCAAGCTCTGCTGAAACAACTAAAAGAAGAATGGGGCTGTGAAACTATTGAACAAGCTGAAGAAAAGATTACAGCCTTAGGTGCCGAATTAGATATTATTACAAAAAAGATAACTGAAGGCACAGAAAAGTTAGAAGTGAAAATGAGTGAATTATCAGAATACAAATAAATCATGGATTTGCAAACTGCACGTAGAAAACTGGAAAACGTCAAAGGAGCCAAAGAGGAAACAAGGCGACTGGTTGAATCCACGAAAACGGAAATTATAGAGCTGGAACGAAGTTTTAATTTTCATGAAAAGGCTCGTGAAATTGTTCGTGAAGTTGGAATGAAAACTCAACAACAATTACAGTATCATATCTCTGATATAACAAGCCTTGCATTAGAAAGCATTTTTGATGATCCGTATGAATTGAAAGTTGAATTTGTAGAACGAAGAAACAAAACTGAATGTGATTTGCTTTTTGTGAAAAATGGTGAAGCAATGAAACCAATTAACAGTTCAGGAGGAGGAACAGTTGATGTGGCTTCGTTTGCTTTGCGAATAGCAAGTTGGAGCATGGAACGACCACACACAAGAAATGTTATCATGTTAGATGAGCCATTAAGATTTTTGAGTGTTGATTTGCAGGAAAGAGCAAGTCGAATGATAAAAGAATTGTCAAATAAATTAGGCTTGCAATTCATAATTGTAACACACGAAGAAGAATTGGCAGTTTATGCAGATAAAGAATTTAATGTAACAATTAGAAATGGAATTTCAAAAGTAATAGAATCATGAAAGTAGAAATTATTGATGATATTGTCGTAGTAAAAACTGATGATGCAATTTTTAGAATTAGAGAAAGTAATACAGGACGTATAAGTATAATGAAAGTATCGAAAAACGTTTCATCCGAAGAATTAATGGTGACTCCTGTTGTTTCAAATGTAATTGTTGTTAATGATAAAAACAAAGAGCCAATTGTATTAAACCATAAATTAAAACCGTTTGATATTACCTTCACAATAAATTCCATAGATGAAGCTAAAATGCTGATATTGATGTTTGAAAGTTCTCCAACAATATTCAAAGAAGTCATAGAAGGAATAAAGAAAAAAGTTAGAAAGCAAGGTTATACTTTATAAAATAATGAAACGTAAATTTAAAGCTCGCCGAGACAGATGGGATATTTACAATAATTTATCTACTCATGCTATACCTAAAATAGCAAGAGAAACAAATACAACATATCAAATAGTTTGGCGCACATTACATGGATACACAAAGGATAATTATGATGTGATAAAAGTTGCTGAATTATATGCAGCAATTCATATTTGGAAAACAAGGTTTTGTAGATATAAAAGTGAATTAGATTAAGGCACAAGTTTGGAATTAGTTGAACTAAAAAATTAAGTAAAAATGAAAATTGATTTTGATCATCGGCAAGGGAACCAAATAGCCAACGAAGAAATGGCTATTCTTGTTGAACAGGGGTCTATGCAGCTCATTGAGTTGCTAAAACCAGAATTTAATATGGATGGAAATATGTATTGTTTCACTTATCCGTCAGTTAATGGCTTACCTAATGATTGTATTCAGGGTTTTGGAGAAACAGCCATAGAAGCTGCTCGTGATTTTAGAAATAATTTTTACAATCAAAAAGCATACAATAATGAGAAAAGAGTATGATATGCAACCTATTGTTGATTTAATGGATTTAGCTATTAAAAAATTAAAATCTCTATTGATTAATAACAAAAAATAGTTCACCATTAATCGAAGTCGAAACAAAAATAGGGGTGCTCAGCAACACCCCTATTAAAACCATGAATCAAAAAAATCAACAAAACTACCTCCACAAACTAAAACCTACACTTAAATCTATTCTTTTGTAATTGACGTTAAAGCATTGAAAATCTCGTCAACTACCTCATACACAACCGGCAATGTTTCTTCCGGTATTT